CGGACTTAAACATTTCGTTAGATCTCCTATGTCAACAGGCATGGAAGGTGATTTTGAGACTGGTAACGTTAGATACAAAGCAAGAGAAAGATATTCTTTCGGCTTTAGTGACTGGCGTGGAATTTACGGTTCCCCAGGAGCATAATTCGTTCTTCGAATTTTAAGGGAGCTTCGGCTCCCTTTCTTTTTTCTAGAATAAGGTATATCATTTAATTCTAGGATTTATTAACTTGTTTTATCAACTGACCTAGCAGACTAGCCGAGATGATAAAACTTATTTCCGTAGGAGGAAATTATGGCAAATTCAACATTTAACGGACCAGTCAGGTCTGAGAATGGTTTTAAGGTAATATCAATTAATAGTACCACAGGCGCAGAAAGTGATGTTGTAGATATTGCATCTACAGGTATTGTTACCAATAAGTATGTAAAGCATGTAGGTTTCGCTACTGGCGTAACAGTAAATACTACAGCGGGGGATTCTCCCACTATAGGTGAATTTACGCAACCAGCAAACACAATTATTACAGATATTAAGATATTCTGTGATACTGCTCCAGTAATAGGAACAGGTGATATCGGTTACGAAGTAGGTACTTCTAGCTCAGGTGCACAAATTGTTGCAGCTCAAACTGATGAAATACTTGACGGCGGTACAACTGTTGTTGCTCACAATGTAACTGTAACCAGTTTAGTTCTGCAAACTCAAGATGGAACTACAGCTCCAGCTTCAGTGCAGTACACAGACACAGCAAGAACTATTTACTGTAATATTACTAACACAGTAGACGCAACAACTGCAGGTTCTTTCACATTTATTATTGAATACGTACAAATCGCTTAATAGGAGTAAATTATGGCAGATGCAGTAACCTCAACAACTATTGTTGATGATGATAGAAAAGCTGTTATACAGCTAACTAACACATCAGATGGAACAGGTGAGTCAGCTGTAACTAAGATTGATGTAAGTGCTTTAGCAGCAAGAAAAGGCGATGGTGCGACATGCACTGGATGCAAACTAGCTAAACTTACTTACTCAACTTTTGGTATGAGTGTAAAACTACTTTGGAACGCCAGTACAAACACTATATGTTGGGATTTAAATTCTGACTACAGTGACGAGATTGATTTTACAGAGTTTGGTGGTTTACAAAATACAGCAGCATCAGGTGGTAAAACTGGTGATATAAAACTCACGACCACTGGTCATGCTAGTGGAGACTCTTACGTTATAGTGCTTACGGTTATAAAAGAGTTTTAATAATGGCTACCTCGGGTACCAAAACTTTTGCTTTAAATATAGCTGACACTATAGAAGAAGCTTATGAACTAGCTGGCATAGAACTTAGAACAGGCTATGACGCAGAAACTGCTAGGCGATCATTAAATATAATGTTCGCTGATTGGTCAAATAGAGGTGTAAACCTTTGGACAATAGACCAAGTTACAACTGATTTAAGCTCAGGTACAGCTAGTTATACCCTTAATTCTTATGATATCGATATAGTTTCGGCTGTTATACGGCAAACTGACAGTAATTCTAACACTACTGATTTAAGTATAGAACGTATAGGTAGAACAGAGTATTTAAACATACCTGATAAATCTGTTACTGGCAGACCTAGTCAGATATTTTTAGATAGACAAACTACTCCAGTAGTAAAATTGTGGCCAACACCAGATAGTGTTAATACATATAAACTAGTAGCTAATACAATACAAAGGATAGACGACGTTACAGCTTCTAACCAAGACCCAGAAGTACCATCTAGATTTATACCTTGTATGGCTAGTGGGTTATCTTATTATTTAGCTTTAAAAAAGAACCCAGAAAAAGCAGGTATTTTAAAACAACAATACGAACAAGATTTCCAACTTGCTGCACAAGAAGATAGAGGCAGAGCTTCTCTTCACTTAACACCAGCTAGAGGTTCTTATTAATGGCTTACGCTTCTGGTAAACGCTCTTTAGCAAGGTGTGATAGGTGTGGTTTTGTATATAACTATCTTGAACTTAAAAAAGAATGGAACTCTTTAAGAGTTTGTGAAGAATGCTATGAACCTAAACATCCACAACTTGACCCTATATCACATAGAGTAGACCCAGAAGCATTAAGAGACCCAAGACCTACAGAGTCTGCACCTACTATACATTTAGGTAAAGTTATAGTTTCTAACCCTGTTGATTCAAATGGTGTTAGTTCGCCTATTATGTTTGCGGGGAACAGTAATACGATAGGTTCTAAATTTACCATGACACAAGTAACGAGTAGTCTTGGTGACGTAACTATAGTAACATAACACTATGAGCTGGACAAACGCAACACTTACCACCGCAATACAAGATTACATTGAAAGTACAGAAAGTAGTTTAGTAACTAATATTCCTAATTTTATAAAAAGCACTGAAGAGCGTATATTAAAATCAGTTCAACTCGATGTTTTTAGAAAAAACGTTACAGGTACAAGCACAGCTAGTAATACATACTTAGCGAGTCCTAGTGATTTTTTAGCTCCGTTTAGTTTAGCGGTTATAGACAGTAGTAATAATTACAACTATTTAAAATTAAAACATGTATCTTTTATACGAGATTATCAGCCCGCAGCAGCAACCACAGGTACACCTGAATACTACGCAGAGTTTGATGAAAGCAGATTTATAATTACTCCTACTCCAAGTACAGGATTTACTTTTGAGTTGCATTATTTTTACAGACCCCAATCTTTAACGGTTTCTGGTAGTGCTACTTGGTTATCTGAAAATGCAATTAACGCTATGTTATACGGTAGTTTAGTAGAAGCTTGTATATACTTAAAAAACTTTGAGTCAATACCAGTTTACGAACAAAAATTTCAAGAGGCTTTAGCTATGCTTAAAAACTTAGGTGAAGGTAAAGATACAAGAGATCAATTTAGATATGATGAAATAAGGAGAGAACCTCAAGCATGATTGAAGTAGATACTAAAGGAGGATTAGGTAATATAGGTGTAGCAACTACAGAATTTAAAGGGCACAGCCCTGAATTTTGGGCTGAACGTTGTACAGCTAGAATATGTGGCATATCAGAAAATGCAGCACCTCACATACGACAACAAGCTGAAGCATATAGACTAGCTATTTACGAACAAGTATTATATCATATTAAACAAGCAATCAACAGTAAGGTAGTGACCATAAACGGCGAACTTACCTCACAAGGTCATGAAGACATGGCTAAGATTATAAAGGAGCTCAAATAAAATGGCTATAACATCAACATTAACTACCAGCTTTAAAAAAGAACTTTTAGAAGCTACGCATAACTTTTCAGCCACTGGCGGTAATAGTTTTAAACTAGCTTTATATACAAGTTCAGCTACATTAGATGCTACTACAACTGCGTATTCTAGTACTAATGAAGCTAGTGGAACTAACTACACAGCTACAGGTGCAGCACTTACTAACGTAGCTCCCACTTCAAGTGGAACTACAGGTTTTACTGATTTTTCTGACCTTACTTTTAGTAATGCTACCGTAACAGCTAGAGGTTGTCTCATTTATAATGACACTAATAGTGATAAGTCAGTAGCAGCAATTGACTTTGGTGGAGATAAAACATCTACCGCAGGCGATTTTACTATAGTTTTCCCAGCAGCAGCAGCAAGTACAGCGATTATACGTATAGCCTAAAATGGCTGAGTTCCTAAACGGTTGGGGTCGAGGTACTTGGGGACAACTCGCTTATGGTGAAGGCAGTATTCCTGTTTCAATCACCGCACCAGCTTCAGGTTCAGTAGGCACACCAGTTGTAGCAGTTAACGCACAAGCCATAGCTTCAGTAGGTGGAGTTACTGCTAGTTTAGGTGCTGTTAGTGTAACTATTCAAGCTGAAGCTAATGTATCTGTTTCAAGTTTATTAGCAGCAGGTAATTTAGGCACAGCTACAACAACTTCAATAAATAATATCACCGTAAGTGGTTTTAGTGGCACTTCAGCTTTAGGTACAGCAACTTTATCAACAAACAATAATTTATCTGTTTCTGGGTTAAGTAGTACTTCAGCTTTAGGCACCTCTACGCTAGTTACAAATAATAATTTATCTGTTTCTGGGTTAAGTAGTACTTCAGCTTTAGGTACTAGTTCGGTTAATACGGTAAACAACGTTTTTATAACTGGTCTTGCGTGTACTTCTTCTTTAGGAACGGTCACCACAGTTTGCAAAGCAAACATATCACTTGAATTAGAACAAGCAGAAGGTTTATTAGGATTTATATTCATTTGGAGCTTAACAGATGATGCACAAACAACTACATGGAACACTGTAACAGATACTACTGACCCTAATTGGGAACAAGTAGCTTAACTTTTATGAAAAAACAACTTATAATAAATTTGCACGGAGATAAACAATGGCAACTTACGTAAACGATTTAAGGTTAAAAGAAATAACCACAGGCGATGAGGCAGGTACTTGGGGAACTTCTACTAACACAAACTTAGAATTAATCGGTGAAGCATTTAGCTTTGGTACAGAAGGTATAACTACTAACGCTGATACTCATACTACCACAATAGCTGACGGTTCTACTGATCCTGGTAGATCACTTTATTTAAAATATACAGGTACTCTTGATTCAGCTTGTACTATTACTATAGGTCCTAATACCGTATCAAAACTTTGGTTTATAGAAAACGGAACTACAGGTTCACAAAATATAATAATTTCTCAAGGTAGTGGAGCTAATATTACTATTCCTGCAGGAGATGTAAAAGTAGTTTACTCAGACGGAGCAGGAAGCGGAGCAGCAGTAGTTGACGCTTTCGCTAGTCTTAGCGTTGTAGATTTAAAAGTACAAGACGATTTAACCGTAACTGACGATATGACTGTTGGTGGCACATTAGGCGTAACTGGTGTAGTAACAGCCAACGCAGGTGTAGTAGTAGATACTATGACGCTTGACGGTTCTACTTTAGCAGCTACAGGAGACTTTATACTAGATTCTGAAGGCGATATTATTCTTGATGCTAACGGAGCAGATTTTCTTTTCAAAGATGCAGGTACTTTATTTTTCTCTGCTACAAACAGTTCAGGCGATACGATATTAGCAAACGCAGTACAAGATAAAGATATTTTTATTAGAGGTAATGATGGTGGTA